AGGCAAGTATAAAGTTCCCAGCGTTTGAAGTACCTCCAAACTTGTCTTTTATTTTATGCTCTATCAACATTCTTTCTTCCTCATCAGGCACTCCGTTGTTGAAGTTTATAAGCATAGAAGGACTGAGTCCATTTTTGATATTGTTGATATGGTAGTTTGCTACTTCTTCTTCAAGCTCCGCATACGGTAAACCTCCTTGATAATCTACTGGAGAATAGTAATAGTAACCAGCACGATATGGTCTAACAACAAGTAGTTCAATAGATTCCGTTGACGTTCCAAATGCTGGTATTCTTTTGGGTACTTCTCCTTGCTTTAGTTTATCCCAATTTGCTGAATAGTAGTATCCTTCAATATCT